CGTACACCAAGTCATCCTACTAAGTCACACGTTGTTGTGGCTAAAGAAGGTGACAAGGTTAAGACTATAAGGTTTGGTCAGCAGGGTGTGTCAGGTGCAGGTAAGTCTCCTAAGACAGCAAAAGAAAAAGCTAGACGTAAATCATTTAAAGCGAGACACGCTAAGAATATATCTAGAGGTAAAATGTCACCAGCATTTTGGGCAGATAAGGAGAAATGGTAATGGCTATCGGATTATACGACAGAATACACGCTAAACGTAAACGCATTAAAGCAGGTTCTGGTGAACGTATGAGAAAAGTAGGTAGTCCTGGTTCACCTACTGCTACAGCGTTTAAGAAAGCTAAACGTACAGCTAAGAAAGCTAAATAATGGAAGATCTAAACCAACAGATAGGTAGGTTAGAAGCTCAGGTAGAGTCTTTACAACGTCAGATGGAACAGTTACGTATAGACGTTAAGTGTATGTCTGATGTCGTAACTAAGTGGAAGGGTGCTGGTGTACTACTGTTAATACTAGGTGCTTCATTCGGATGGCTAGTAGACCTTATATTAAATAGATGAAATACTTGACAATTATAGCTTTTTGTGGTATAATAACCATACAAGGTTGTAGTTCACTAGGACTAATTAAAGCAGCAATGCCAGGTAAATCTGGTACTAATGTTAATGCTAATGCTCAGGTAGGAAAAGAAAACACACAGCAAGTAGTAGGTCAACAAGACAACACCAAGATCGAAGGTGAGAATGTTAATGTTAGTCAGAAGGAAAACGACAGCAGCATTAACACATCTAAAGTAGATAGCCTAATACAAAATAATACTAATGTACCGATGTGGTACTTATTGTTGTTGGTATTAGGGTGGTTACTTCCTAGCCCACAAGAGATATGGAATGGGTTCATCGGATCAATTGAAAGAATAATTCATGGCAAGAAACGTAACATCCGTAATAAAAAGACATAACGACAGCGCAAAAGTTGACTTGTATACTGTCCCAGCTAAAAACACTGCTGAGATACATATGATTTATATCTTAGCTACTGCTGGTAATGAAAGCGCAGACTTATACTGGTACGACAGCCACTTAGCAATAGAGTATCCGTTAGCTCATGCTAATGCACTGTCAGGATCAAGCGGTCAGTATTTGTTATTAAACGATTTACAAATAGATTTAAAAGAAAACGACATACTAAGAGTACAAAATAGTGGTACAAATAGTACTCTAACTTACATAGTTAGTATGAATTTAGCACCATCAATTACCACACAGTTTCATAATTAAAAGGAAATAGATATGCCAGGATACCCTAAGAAAAAACCAGTTAGAAATAGAAAAAACAGAACACCTAGAACACCAAGTTACTAAGGTGTAAATAATGAACTACTTAAATTTAGTTAATGATGTACTAATACGACTTAGAGAAGATGAAGTAACTGCTGTTACTGATACGTCTTACTCTAAACTTATTAGTAAATTTATCAATGATGCTAAAAGATTTGTAGAAGATTCATATCAATGGAATGCGTTGTCTGAGACATTGACGGTAACTACTGCTAATGACTTGTTTAACTACGTCATGACAGGATCAGGACAAAGGTTTAAAGTTATTGATGTTATTAACAGTGAAGATAATTTTTTCTTAGAGTATATGCCTTTTAGTCAGATGAACAATTTGTTTCTTAATCAGACACCACAAAAAGGCTCACCAGCGTACTACAACTTTAATGGTGTAGACGTTAACAACGACACGCAAGTTGACATCTTTCCTATTCCTGATGGTATTTATAATGTGTTCTTTAACATTTATAAACCACAATTATCTTTGTCAGCAGACGCTGATGAAATTACTGTACCTGCAGAACCTGTAATTAAATATGCTTATGCAATGGCTGTAGCAGAACGAGGAGAGGACGCAGGTTTATCTGCATCTGAAGCTAGAGCACTAGCAGATCAATCTTTATCAGATCACATAGCTATTGAAAACGGCAGGTATAGTGATGAATACGTCTGGCATCAAGTTTAATGGCTAAACAATTACAAACAACAACCATATCAGCACCAGGTTTTCTTGGTATTAACACTCAGGAAAGCAGTGTTGATTTATCATCAGGCTATGCACTAGAAGCATATAATTGCGTCATAGATAAGTTTGGACGTATTGGTGCTAGAAAAGGCTGGACTAAACAAAACAGTTCTACTAATTCTGATTTAGGCACTAATGATATTGAGTTTTTATTTGAGCTAGGAGAGACAGAACAAGTTATAGCAGGAGGTAATAATTTATTACTTACTTTAGATAGTGGTGTATTAACTACTGCTGTTGACACTACAGTATCTAATGCAGCAGGAACAGGAACAACAGCTTATACAATTACAGGAAACAACTGGTCAGCTTCTAGCATTGTGTTTGGTGAAGGACCAGATATTAGTCCTCATGCTTATTTAGCACAAGCAGGTCATCTACCTTTGGTCTATCACAAACTAGGAGCTAGTCATGCACACACGGGTGTTTACGGTTTTAATTTACTTAGTGACGCTGGCTCAGTACCTACCCCCTATGTTTCTTCTCCTAGTGATTTTAAACCTAATGTAGTTTTAGGTGCATACGGTAGAACATGGTGGGCTAATGTAGTTAATGACGAGCAAACAGTTTACTTTAGTGCATTACTAGATGGTACTAATTTATCTACTGGTGACTCAGGTTACTTGTCATTAATTGATGTGTTTCCTAACGGAGATCAAGTAGTAGGACTAGCAGCACACAACGGTTTCTTAGTTATATTTGGTAAAAGAAACATTGCTATTTATTCTAACCCTATTGATGTAACACGTTTAGAGTTAGTAGATTTGATTGCTAACGTAGGTTGTATTGCTAGAGACACTATTATTAATACAGGTACAGATGTTATGTTCTTGTCTGACACAGGGTTAAGAAGTATTTCTCGTGTTATTCAGGAAAAATCAGCACCTATAAACAATATTTCATTTAATGTTAGAGATGACTTAGTAGCATTTGTAGATTCAGAAACCAACAAAGATAGAATTAAATCAGCTTACTATCCAAAAGATGCTTTTTACGTTCTAACATTACCTACATCTAAGTATGTATTTTGTTTTGATCTAAGAGGTAGATTACAAAACGGAGCTTGTCGTGTAACTATTTGGGATTCTATTGAACCTACTGCTTTTTATACAACTTATGCAGGTGATTTATTAATAGGTAAAGAGGGTTATGTAGGTAAGTATATTAGCTACTTAGACAACAATACTATTTATAAGATGAGGTACTACACTAATAATTTTGATTTAGGTAATCCAACATCTTTAAAAGTATTAAAGAAAGCTAACTTTACTGTTGTTGGTGGTGTAGGTCAAAACGTGTTTATTAAATATGGTTTTGATTATATTTCTTCTTATAGAGATATTCGTAAGACATTATCTGCAGGTTCTGTTTATGAGTTTAATGTAAACAAGTTTGGTGTTAATAATGTAACTGTAGTAGGTAGTCAATCGTTTAGTGACAGCACACCTACTACAAATACTATTACAGATACAGACGGTACTAACTATCAAGTAGCATTTAAATCTGTGTTTGATCCAAGTAATGGATATGACTTACCTCAATCAACTAAATTTGATAGTGGTGATGGTTTTTATTATGTTCCTGATACAAACTCAGGTGAAGAACCTAATGCAACTATTTATTTAAAGAGTGCAGATGCTTTGTCTGAATACTCAAGCGGTTTAGCTTTAGAAGAAGTTAGATCAAACTTAGGTGGTTCAGGTTCTATTTTGCAGTTAGGTTTTGAAGCAGACATAAATCAGAATCCATTATCAATACAAAAAATTGATGTGTATGTAAAAACAGGAAAGATTATTTAAGGAATAAAGAATGTCAAATTATACTAAAGCAACCAACTTTACAGCTAAAGATAGTTTAAGTGCAGGTGACGTAGGTAAAATTATCAAAGGCTCAGAAATTGACAATGAGTTTATTGCTATTGCTTCTGCTGTTGCATCTAAAGCTAATAGTAATAGTCCTGCTTTTACTGGTACACCTACAGCACCTACTGCTAGTATAGGAACTAATACAACACAGTTAGCTACAACTGCTTATGTTTTTGCTGAAAGAGCTAACACAATTACATTAACTAATAAAACAATTAACCTGTCTAATAACACATTGACAGGTACTGTTGCTCAGTTTAACACTGCGTTATCTGATGGTGACTTTGCTACATTAACAGGTACAGAAACACTAACAAATAAAACTTTGTCAAGCCCTGCACTAACAGGTACACCAACATCAACAACTGCAGCAGCAGGTACTAACACGACTCAGGTAGCAACTACTGCTTTTGTTACAAATGAAAGAGCAGCTACAGCTACGTTAACAAATAAAACAATTAACGGTAGCAATAATACTATTACTAATGTTAGTTTGTCAGGAGGTGTAACAGGTACGTTACCAGTAGCTAATGGAGGTACAGGAGCTACTTCAGCATCTGTTGCAAGAACAAATTTAGGACTGGGATCACTAGCTACATTAAGTTCTATTGCTAATGATAACTGGTCTGGTACTGACTTAGCAGTTGCTAATGGTGGTACAGGATCGTCAACTGCATCAGGTGCTAGAACTAATCTTGGTTTAGGTACACTAGCTACTCAGAGTAGCATTGATAACGGTGACTGGTCAGGTACTGATTTGTCTGTTGCTAATGGAGGAACAGGTAGATCAACATTGACAGCTAACTATGTACTTCTAGGTAATGGTAATAATGCTGTCCAGATGATAGCACCAGGTACTAGCGGTAACGTATTGACATCTACAGGTACTGATTGGGTATCTTCTGCTGGATCAGCCCCTGCTACTACATTAGTTGCTGCTACTGTTAGTGCTAGTGGTACATATAACTTACCTTCTAACTGTATTGCAGTGTTTGGTTATTTTAGATATACCATTGGAGGCGGACAAGTAGGTGGCGGTTACTTACAGTCCTATACAGGAACTAGTGGCGGTGGTTCTACTATCGGAAGTACTGTTGAGTTTGGTGGAGATAGTATTTCTAACGATGGTGGAGCAGGTGTTACTTTACACACAGGTGCTGTAATCTTTACTCCGTCAAATGCTGCTTCTATTAAGCTAACAAGAAGTTTAGGATCAGCAACCTGGCCTATTTATTTCTTTGTTAGAGGATATATTACAACTTAATTGGTGACAAACATGAGTGATTTTACAAAAGTTGATGCTCTTTCTTCACTAGCTCCAGACGCTGTATGGTGTATTGATAACGGAGTTATAGACTGGCAGAGTCCTGGTATTACACAGCCTACTGATGCTGAGATACAAGCGGAAATGGACAGACTACAAGCTGAACATGATGCTAAAGACTATGCAAGAAAGAGGGCATCAGAGTATCCGTCAATGGCTGATTATATTGACGGTGTTGTTAAAAACGATCAAGCACAGATAGATGCTTATATTTCTGCTTGTCTTGCTGTTAAAACTAAATATCCCAAACCATAAATGACTGAACAGGATATCAAAAGGTATTTAAAATAGCTTCGTCTCACAGCGGTGGAGCAAGGACTGGATTAAAATATTTATATGTGGCTAGTTAATTATATGTGGAAGCGTACAGCTTAATTTAAAAAGGATATATTATGTGGCAAGCAGTAGTAGGCAGTGCAATAGTTGGAGGGCTGATGCAGAACAGGGCAGCCAAGACACAGGCTGCAGCAATGAACTCACAAGCAGCAGCACAAGTTGAAGCTGCTCGGATAGCTGCTGAAGAACAACGATTTAGACCAGTA